CAGCAATCGGCACAACCAAAGAACCCAAGCCAGCGGCAGAGTTCATGATGGCGATGTTGATGTCGCTGGCCAGCTTTTGCTTGGCGGATTCGCCCAGGCGGCCTTCTTGCAGGGCATCGCGCAGTTCGAGGGAGGTCATTTCCCAAGGCACGGTCTTGCTGAAGCCCAAAGTCGCAGGGACGGCCAACTGAGTCATGCCCTGGTAGCCGGGGATTGGCGTGCCAGGAGTGCTGTTGATCGACTGAGCGATGTAGGGCTGTGGACGCCAGATGGTGTTGTTGGCGCGTTCCATCATTGTCTGGTCTGTGTTGTAGACCGAGACGTTGCGGGACAGCACGAGAGCGTCTTGGAAGCCTTCGAGGAGGTCTTCAAACGCGACGCGTTCTTCTTTCGAGAAACTATTGGACATGATTTTTCCTTAAAAAATGGTCATTTTGAAGCTGCACGCTTCTGCGCCTTGTACTGGATGACTTTGGTCATGTTGCCAGTACGGGCGGCTTCTTCGCGCAGCCGTTCGAGGGTTGAGTCCACCGCGCCAGACACTCGACCAGTTGAGCTGATCATGCGTTCGGGTGCAGGGGCTGCCTTCCGGTTCGTAACTTTCAATTCCTTCTCCAGTTTCGCTACCGCAAAGGCAAACTTTACGGGGTCTTCAATTTTGGCCAGCTCTGCTGCCTTCTTTGGGTTTTTACCGAGTGCGTAAATCACCAGAGCAGGATTGTCTGCACCTTGCAGCACGACGCCTTGTTGCGTGATGTTGAAGAGTTCCTGGGCCACGGCCTCGGCATCCTCAAAATCTCGCACCTTCAGCTCAGCTTTCGCCTTGCCGTAGCCTTCGAGCTTTTCCTGCCAGGCTTGCTTTTGCGCTTGCTCGGCCTGCTGCAGCTTGTTGGCTTCAGTGTCGGCTTGGCGTTTGCGCTCGAACCAGTCTGTCAGGGCAGATTCAAACTTGTCAGCGTCATAGTCGAAATCTTCCAGCTTCGGCTTTGCCCCAAGTGCGACCGGCTTTTTCTCAGTCGTCTGGGTCAGCTTCGCTTCGAGTTCTCGAATGCGCTTTTCCTTCTCGCGGTTTGCTTTACGCAGCTCTTTCACCCAACCAGGTGCGTGAGCTTGCTCATCGGGAGGTGGCGCGTCCTCACCAATGGAGACGATCACTTCGTTGTCGTCGCCTTCTTGATCGTCGCCGGATTGCTGGTCGTTCTGGTCGGTGCCGGAATTTTGCTCGTCACCCACGTTCTCAGAATCGTCCTGGCTTTCCTGATCGTCGATCACCAAGGTGTCGTCGTCGAGGTTTTCATCTCCTGTTGCTGCCTTTTTAGTCATTCAAATACCCCATTTAACTCATCCACTTCAAACGGCTGGATGGATACCGTGTACCCACATTCTCCACCATATCGATGTCATCTGACAACAGGCTGCACTTGTTCTCCAATTGCTGCCTGTTCCAGCGCTTCGATTGTGGTCAATGCGATGTTCTGATCGATCTCGCTGGCCTTGGCGATGGTCTCGGCCGTCTGGGCGCGTTTGAGTTCTGCGCTTGCGATGGTCTCCACCGTGTCGGCACGTGCCCTGGCAGCCTTGGCCACGGCTTCTTCGGCTGCGGCTTGCAGGAAGATGGCGTTCGGGTCTTGCTGTTGGCCAGCGGCTTGCATCTCGGCCATGAGCGCTTCGGCTTCTGCGTCGGTCGGTTTGACCACACCCATGCGAATCAGGCGCTTGCGGAAGTAGTCCTGCACATCGCCAACGCCCTCGCCTTCCATGTTCATCATGGCCATGGCACCGAGCACCTGAAGCGTCTCGGGGTCTTGGGTGATCTGCATCATGCCGGTCAGGGCGCGAACGGTCGCCGCACGCTTGGAGCTGGAGGACGGGCCGACGTCCACATCCACGTCGAACTTGGCAGCGCCCAGGTCGTTGGCCATCTTGACCTCGCCAGTCTCCTGGTCGATGGTCGGCTGCATCAGGGTGACGGAGTCGGTGTCGCCGTTGTCGGTGATCACCTTCATTTGGCGGCCTTCCTCGACATAAACGTCCTTGGCCATGCTCAGCCAGATTTCGCCGCAGCGCTTCATGGCCTTGGCGAAGTTGCTCATGTAGATGAAGGTCTGCATGTCCAGGCGCTGCTGGATCATCTCCACGGCTTTGCCTGACACGTTGCTGACGACCTTCTCGCCTGCCTGCGGGTTGCCCAGAATGTCCTGCATGTCCTGCTCGGTCACTTGCAACAGGGCTGCCATGGCCGGAGGGATTGCCGGGCTGCGGGTGTAAGCCACCGGGCCGCTGATCGCCTGGCTGCCGTCTGCGTTGGTGATCGGGTTGATCAGCAGGTAAGGGTAATCCTTGAGGTTGTCCTCGGCCCACATGAGCTGGTGGCCAGCGATCTGCTCAGGCGTGAGGATTGGCTTCTCGACGCTGGACAGAGCGCTGATCTCGCCCAGCTTGGACAGCTGCATGTTCTTGAGGCGCTGCGCGTCCTTGGCCAGGCGCACGTGGCCCATGCAGCGCTCGACGTTGTCCACAAACCAGCGCTTGCCGTAGACCGGCACGATGGGGATGCACTTGCCTGCGATGTAGCCAGCGTCCTCAAGGATGCGACCACCGGACATGATGTACTTGTGAACCTTGCGCGACTTGATCTTGCGCTGGCGAACCTCGACGCTGCCAATGGCGGCCAGAGTTTCTTCGAGAGCTGGGTCGTCGTTGAACTCGCTGGACTTGTAGCGCTCCTCTGTGCCGTCGATGGCGCGGAAGATGCGGATGGTCTCGGTGACGTCCTCGACTTTGTAATATTCCGCGATGTAGACCACATCGGGCGTGCACCAGTCGAATTCGTACTGGTGGATGATCTTCGGCCAGTCGGTCGGGTCGTCGTTCCACTCTTCCTTGTAGGACTCGTAGGTCATCGAGTAGATGACGTAGCAAAAACGGGCGTCGGCCTTGTCCTGGCGCTTGGCGTTCAGGTCAAAGAAAACGGAGCTGTCGGCATCAAAGATCGGCTCGATCTGGATTCGCTGGCGCTCGTTGTCCTCGTCCTCGTCGTCCTCGTAGGTGGTGCGCAGTCGCCAAGCACCAAAGCCACCGCCGACAGCCTCTTCAAAAGCGTTGTCGTAGGCCTCGTTGGCCACGCTGTCGTGCTCGTCGGCACGGTACAGGCCATCGCAGGTGTCGGCCAGCTTGTCATTCTCTGCGCCGTCCTTGGACACAAAGTCCACGGTGATGCGGTTGTTGCGGTATTCCGAGATGATGCGCATGACCGCCAGGGCGATCTTGTTCACCTCGAACTTGGGCTTGTTCTCGTAAATGTCCCAGAGTGGGCCTTCCCATTGAGCACCGGCCAGCGAGTAGAAGCGCCGGTCTTGCAAGCACTGAAGGCGCTCGTCACGCAGCGCCGTTTGGACGTTGTCAAACTGAGAGAGCGCTTCTGAGTGAAGATTCGCCAGTCGCTGCTCTTTGGAAATGCGTGCCATATTTTTGCCCTCGTTTCAAGTATTTTCTCACCATTTCGACACGGTAGGCAATGGTTTGACCATCGCCGCCTTGTTTGCCGGTAGGCGCTGCACCAGGTTGATCGCGTCGAACATCGGGTCAAGCTGGTCGTCGTGAGCGCCGGACGGGAAGGCCGCAACCTCAGCCAGGAAGTCCGAAAGCCATGGCGCGTCCTGCGGCAGCAGCACATTGCCTGTCTCGATGAACGGTGCCGCGTCGTAGCCTCGGCTGATCTTGTCCTTGTTGCGCTGCACGGCAATGACCGGCAGGCCTTCCCTGCGCAGGGTCTGAATCAGGCCAGTGCCTGAAACCTTGTCCTCGACGTACATGCCGCGCATGGTGGCCGCGTTGGCCAGAGGCCTTGGGTCGTTCAGGTGCTTGAGCCAAAAGGCACGGGCCTGCACCAAAAGCTCGGGCGCTTCCCACTTGCCGCGCACCTGGTCAAGCTTGACGGCCTTGCCAATGGATGAGCGTGCCCAACATTGCAGCACTGACCAGTCATTGTGGTCGGCTGTCTTTTGGGCCGTGTCCACGGTGATGAAGCGGAACTCCAGCTGCGGAACGTGCGACCAGTAGCCGAACCAGTCGGTGTTGATGATGCCACCGCCTCGAGGCGCTGGCCGCTGCTGGAGCTGTCCGGCCGTGCCGTATGTGCCCAGGGTCTTTTCCAGTTCAGAAACCTGCACCTCACCAAAGCGCTCGGGGAACATCAGCTCGCCTTCCACAGTGCGCGGGTCAGTCCAGCCGATGCTGGTGGTGCACCGGAACTCAGGCTCGAAGCGCATCGGGATGCACAGGTGCGTGTACGGCAGGCCCATTTCCTTGATGACGCCGGAAATGTCCTTCTCGTTCAAGCGTTGCATGATGACAACGATGGCCGACTTGTCGGAGTTGACGCGGGTTGGCAGCGTCTCGGTAAAGGCAATCCGGGCGGCCTCCAGCTTGGCCGCACTGTTGGCGTTGTCGGCGCTGATCGGGTCGTCCAGGATGACGCGGTCGCCTCGCACGCCGGTCATGCTGGTGAATGCTCGGGCCTGCCGGATGCCCTTGCGGGTATTCCCGAACTCGCGCTTTCCGTCCAGGTCGGCCAGAAGGTCAAGCGGCCAGAGCTTCTGGAACCACTCGGACTTGATCAGGTCGCGGCAGCGTCGGCTGTCTCGAATGGCCAGCTGCTCTTCGTGAGCCGTGCCCACAAAACGCATCTCAGGCAGGCCAACTGGCCCCCACTCCCAGGCTGGCCAGATCACGCCGGTCAGCAGGGACTTCATGGAGCCGGGCGGAACGTTCATCAGCAGACGGGTGATCTCGCCCTTGGTCACGGCTTCCAGGTGCAGGCAGATGGCGTCCAGCGCCCAGCCCCACTTCAGTTGGGCAGCCGGTTCGAGCACGCGCCAGGCACGCTTGGCAAACTCGGCCAGGCTGCGCTTGCAAAGTTCGCGCTCGATGGCCAGAAGGTCAGCCTCAGTCAGGAGCATTGGCATCCTTGGCCGCAATGATCTGCGCCAGCACGTCTGTGGACAACTTGGAAGCGTCAATGGTCTGCACTTGCAGCGGGTTTTCTTTGTCGCCTGCCAACTCCAGCCGGTCGCCGTATTTCTTGGGGGCCAGCTTTGAAAGCAGCCACTTTCGGCTGTCCACTTGCAGTTTGCGCTGCTGAATGGCCTGCCAGTCGCGCTTTCCGTCTCCAGTTTCAGGGACTTCGCTGTCGGCCAGCTCCAGCACATCATTTGCCATGCGCTCGATGAGGTCTTCCCTCGCGTGCGCGTAGTCTTCCGCAAGTTTAGCGTCAGCATCCACCCATCTGTTGAAAGTGCTTTGCGGAACCCCTGCGGCTTGGCAAGCCTTAAAAGCGCTCAGGCCGTCGCGCATGCCTTGCAGGACGGATTGGCAGATTGCGGCCTTGTCTCGCTCAGGCTTAGCTGTCTTGTCCTTTTCAGTGCGTTTTGTTGCCATAACCTTCTCCTTGTGTCAGCACTCGCATTGCTCTTGCAGCCACTGCTGGAACCCATCCATTTCCAGTGGTTTTGAGTCCGTCCATCCCTCTGGCCACATCATCAGGATTTCTTGGCATCTGGGTGTAGTCATCCGCTGATAGAGTCGCATCAATTGCTCTTGCAAATTGCCGTCTGCGTGATTCTTTCGGATCAACTTCAATGGGTTTCGGAAAGTCCAAGCCTTCCAACTCTGTGCGGTCGGTGTAAGCAACCATGTAAAACCGTGCTCTGTGATGCGCTGCTCCAATGGTTGACGCATAGAACACTCCCCATCTTGCATCAAACCCCATTCCGGCCAAGTCTCCGAGAACTCTGCCAAGCCCCCTAGAAGTGAGCATTGGCGAGTTTTCCACAAGCACAATTCTTGGTCGAACTTCACGAATGATTCTGGCCATTTCCACCCATAGTCCAGATCGTTCGCCATCCAATCCTGCACCCACCCCGCACTGGCTGATGTCTTGGCATGGGAAACCGCCAGTGACGACATCGACTGACCCATTCCAAGGTTTTCCATCAAAGGTTCTGACGTCATCCCAGACTGGAAATTGGTCGATGACTCCATCGCGCATTCTGTCAAGCATGATCTGACGCGCTCCGGCATCAACTTCAACAGCGCAGACGGTGCGCCATCCAAGCAGCTTTCCTGCCAAGACGCTGCCACCTCCTCCTGCAAATAATGCCAGCTCATTCATTGTCACCTTTCAGCCTGTTTTTGATTACGTGATAAGCGCCACTTTTTGAGATGTTCAAGAACAATGCAACGTCAGCAACTGAAGCGCCGCCATCGACCATTTTTGAAATCACATCTGCCATCGGGTGCTTGGTCTGTTTTGTGCCTCTTTTTTTGTGCCATGGCTTTTTGAAGTTTTTTGGCCTTGCGTAAGTTCCATGCAATTTTTTGTGCTGCTCATTCTCTGAATGACTTGCCCAAGCAAGGTTTGATGGTGCATTGTTTTGCGGGTTTCCATCAAGATGCGATGCCTCTTGCTTGCCCTCTGGTAAACCATGAAACGCCATGCACACAAGACGATGAACTGACGTTTTGACACCAGCCCCTGCTTGGCAATACTGGTATGCGTTCGCCATCCAAGGCTTGAGCTTTTTCCCTTTCAGCATGAAAGCACGCTCAACACCTTTGATCGTTTTCTTCACAGACCGATCTTTTGACCAGATTTCCCCAAGACTGTTCGCCATGTAACCCGGTGCAATCGGTATGTCTCGCCATTCAATTTCCATAAATGCTCCATTGCATTGTTTGGAAATTATTGTAGGGGTTTAATCTGAAGTTGTCAAGGGGATGAGCGCATCGATCTGGATGGCTTCGAGCGTGTCTGGAAGTTTCATTTTTCTGGCCTTGGTTAAAAGCCGCCGTTGCGGGTGGTGGTGCAGGTAACGCTGCCGTCCCAGTTCTTGACGCACCGGGTGGTGGTCTGAGCCTGGGCAAAGGTGGCGGCCAAGGTGATGGCGAGGATGATGATGGCTTTCATGGTTTCCCTTTCTTGGTTTTGAGCGCTTCCGCCCGGTAGTATTTGGCCAGTTCGATCAGGCCTTCGTGAGCGTATTTGCGCACCGTGTTGTCGCGCTCGATGCTTTCCACGGCTTGCAGGCCGATCCGTTCGACTAGGCGCTTGCGGTATTCCACATGGTTTCCGGCTAAATAGTTGTTGCAGTGCTTGCATTGACCATGGCAGTTGTCCTCAACAAACCGCATGTGAGGTGCGCTGCCGACCGATCGGTAGTGTCCGGCATCGTAGGTGTTCGGTTCGTTGCTCAGTGTTGTGCCGCAGGAAATGCAGGGTTTACCCGCATCCCTTGCGCGGATGAACGTGTTGAAGGCAGTCTGAGCTTTTTTGGTCAGTTGCGGCTTGGTTTGCATGTCGTCCAGTTTGCGCTTTGTTTCCTTGCGGTCAGCAGCTGCCGCTTTGGCTTGAGCTTTTTCCGTTGTTTTTCTGGCCAACATAAGGTCGCGTCTTGGTATAGGCGCAAGAGCAAACCTTGCATTTGTGTTGACGTTCTGCGTTTGTGGTCATGCTGCCTCGATCTTGTAGTCGTGAAAGATTGCACCCTTGCTGGCGTCACCAACCTTGCAGGCCTTGACCCAGACATTTTTCCCGGTGGTCAGCCTGCGCAGGTGCCCTCGGCGGTCGTGCAGCCTGGGTGATGCGTGTGTGCCGCCTTTGCTGTCCGATCGGGGTTTTGCAGGCTCAATGTAGACCGTCGTCCAGTCGTAGGTTGGTGCTTTGCCTTGCTGCATTTTCCTTCGGTTTGTAAAGGTGTCGCGCACTGTTGGAATGTATGCCTCGATTCGACGATCCATCAGGCCGTACCAAACGCCGACCTGCGCCAGCATCAATTCTGCCAACTCCTTGTCCACCGGTTCGTCATCATTGACAGCGCCGTAGCGGATTTGGTCGCCTTCGATGAAGTAAAACATGGCCGGGATTGGCCGAAGCCTGGTTCCGGTTGGGCCTTTCCACATTGAGACGGTGATTCCGTCCTCTGGGTCATTTCCAGCCACCAGCATCAGCACTTCGTAGCTGGCGTGGGTTTTGGTCTTTCCTTTCCAAACCACAAAGCATTTATCAAATGGCGGTCTGTGCGTCATCACTGGGTCCAGGTCTGCGCGTTGCTGATCTGTGAATCCGCCGCTAAGGTCAAACCATTTGATGTCCACAATGTCAATGCCTGCATCGGCCATGAGCTTCATGGAGTCTCGGACCAGTTGCGTCGTCATGTGATCTCCCCGGTGTCCTGGTCGATGTATTCTGGCGCAGTGAACTTCACGCCTTGCTGCGTACCGAAGGCCTCGATTAGTTCTTGAAGCTCGCACATCTCGGGCTTGGTCATGTTGCTGGTGGACTTTCCAAGTGCAACAAAGCCGCCGTCAATGCCCGGCACGACGTCCTGTTTGGTCAAGGCAGCGGTCAGCACGTCCTTCCAGTTTTCAGGTGTCAGCTTCTTGCCGTACCAGTTCACCTGCTTGCTGACGTCGGTCAGCATGGCCCACAAACGTGAGTTCTGGGCAAGCGTGCGAGTCTCTGGACGAACCTCAACGACCATCCGGTGGCCAGCCATCAGGGATGCTTTGATCAGTGGCCAGATCTGCTGCGTCAGGATTTTGTGAGCCTGGACTGGATCGAACAGCGTGATCTTGATGCGGTCGGTCATGTCAAACACTCCCGGACTGCGATCCAGCACTCGTCGGTGCTGAGGGGGGTTTCGTCAAGGTCTGGCGCACGCACTCCAAGATGCGCTCCCGGCCAGGGTTGTCTGGAAAGCGCTCGATGGCCGCCAGCATGGACGCAGCCAGGCGCTTGTCGGGCCTGGCGCTCAGTACCAGTCTGCAGCAGCACTCCACGCATTTGAACGAATACGCCCCACTGTGCGGCCGTTGTTTCGATGATTCGCATTGCTGGCATGTCATACCTCGCCTTTCATGCGCAGCGCATCTTTGGCCATGCGCAAAGTCGTCGGGTTCAATTTTTCGCCAGCCTCAAAGCGGCCAATGATTCGTCGCGCCCAGTCTTTGCTGTCCACGCTTGCAGTTGCCACTTTTGCGCGGATGTTGCCCATCTTGGCCAACTCCTGCTTCAAGCGGTCTGGGTCGGCTTTTGGTTCCGGAAGTTTTGGCAGGTCAGGCGCAGGTGCGCGTCGGCAAAGGTTGCGGAACTCGATCACATTCGGGCAGCGCTCTGGCAGGTTCTCAAGTCCCCATGCAATGGACTGCAGGTGGTTTGCAAAGCCTTGCAACTCATGGGCCCAGGCGCTTTTCACATCGTTGATCGGAACATCAACCCATTGCCGCGTCCAGGCAGCGCCGTAGGTTGCGCTCAGTCGTTCAAACAGGCGATCGACAGCTTTAATCGGTAGTGTCATGGCCAAGCTCCAAAGTTTGTGCGTCGATGGTTTCACCGACAAATCCGTCGGTCGGCCACTTGCGGCCAGTCATTTCCTCCCACCGTCTTCGCCTGGCTTGCTCGTCACGTTCGGCAAAGCTCATGCTGCTTTTGTCGATAGGCTTGGCTGCCACCCACTCGGCTTTGAACCCCTGCCATCCTCTGGCCACACACTCTTGAATTGCTGCCTCCAGTGGCCAGCCTGCCTTGTCGGCCTCGCGCTGAATTCCTTGCAGGGCTGTTTCGGTCATTGGTGATCGCTTGGCTTTCCTGATGGCCAGGAAGTCGTCCCAGACTTTTTGATCAACATCCTCGGGTTTGACAATGGACGCGCTTCTGCGCGGCTGTATTCTTTCCTTTGGTTGTTGGTTATTGGTTATTGGTTCTTGGTTATTGGTTAGTTGACGTTCGTTCAACGTCTGTTCAACGTCTGTTGAGCGTCCGTTCAATCTGCGTTCAGCAGACGCTCGGCCAGCCTGTGAAGCCTTCTCCGACTTCAGCTTAAAGTGCTGGATTTCCTTGTCTGCCCGGTGGTTTGTCCAGCAGCCTTCGTCGTCCTGGGTGAAAAAAGACCGCAGGACATAGTCCACTTCGGCCTCGTGCTCACGCATTCCGATCATCCGTGCAACGGTTGTTGAGCATCCGTTCAACGGTCGTTCAGCAAGGTAATACTCGTCAAGCAGCCGTCTGTAGGCCAAGTCTTCCAAAAGGCTCAGGCCTTTGGTGTGGCTGGCGTAATCGCCAATGTTGAATGTGTAGTAGTGCAATTTTTGCTCCGCGTCACTCCCAAGGAAAGACTTACGGCAGGCGGGGAGTGCGCTTTTCGAGTGGGTAGCTACTCCCAC